TTGCAATATAAATCGCACTTACCGCCATAGCCTTCTTGAGCGTTGACTAATGATTGCTCTGGAATCCATAGCTGAGTGCCAAAATGGGCTGTTATAGCGTCATCTACTATGCGGACATAGTCAGGCATCTCTGGCACAAATTCTTGGTTATAGAAGCTCTCAATCCAATCGTGAATAAGTGTGCCTCTGGTCATGGCTTCTTGAGATTTACGCTTAGACAATTCTAATACTCTGAAAATCCAATCTTTTTCAGTTTCATCTTCATAGCGTGGGTATTCTGCGGCAGTTTTAACGGCCTCAGTCATTTTCCATGTGTCTAAGCCACTTTTGGAAAGCTGCGCATTTATAGTAGACACCGATGGCACTAATGTGCCTGGCGCTGCTTTAGCATCACGCAAAGTAGTATTTCTTTCTTTGCCGTTTTTGCCTATTGTTGTATAGCGTGGCTGTCCAGTTATAGAACAATACCAATGTTCACTCATGTTTTTCCCCTTTTTACTGCGTTAATCAAGTAATTCTAATATAGCTTCTCTGCTTGGCCCATCAACACAACAATCAGCACAAGTTTGTATAACACTACGAATAACAGCAGCTAAGTCATTAACCTCAAATGCTATTAGCTGTCTTTCTTCATCTACCCCAAAAGGTTCTGTTGAAATTGTGGCTTTGTCGCCTATAACATCCCGTATATGACTTAGCATGGCTTTCCCCTAGAACGGCGTGTCGTCAATAATTTCGTCAGACCCCGCAGGTTTAAACCCTACAGGCGCTTTTTCTTTGCCAATAGAAATGCTAAAAAACTTCCCTTTAGCGCTTTCTTTAATCCAACCCGAAAGGTAATGAACCTTACCATTAACCATAACTGTGCCCGTATAGTCAGGATGCGTTTCAGTTGTTTTGCGGTCATTTTTAAATAAACTCCCAGAACCTTCTTTTGGAACATAAGCCATGATTAAATTTCCTTTGCTTTTACTACTGGTTTTGCGCTGATGTTTCCGCTAACAGCGCCACTATTTAATGATGCAGCATTGCCGTCATCATCCGCTTGCACTACTCCTACTACTGCTGCCAATGCATACCTACGCATATAAGTTAAAGCTGAACCTGCGCCTTGTGCGTCAGGCTTAGTAACCGGCACAGACATTTCTTGGCTAATCCATTCGCCAGACTTATGGCTAATAATGGTAGTCAATGACATAGACTGGTCTGTATAAAGACCTGGGAACTGCATAACCGCTAAACCATTAGCAGAAAGCAATTCACGACAAGCACTCCAAACAGACTCTAAGTCAGCATATTTAGACTTAAAGAAAGGATTAGCTGAGTCTTTAACAGCATGGGACATTTTGCCTTGCACGATTGACAAAGCTAATGTGAGGTTAGCAATAGAGTCAGATTGGTTCATTTTGCACTCCCAAAAATTACGCCAAAGTCATTGATAACATCACGCAACAATGGATTTACTTGTTTGTTTCGTGGTTTGCCACAGGCTTGACGAATACAGTCAACTTGCTCTTGGCTTAATTCACCGCCAAATTCCATGTCATCAAGTGCTTCTTCTAAAAACTGCTCATGCTCAAGCATTAATTGGTTTAATTCATTCATCTAAATTCCCCTTAGATACATAGCGACATTGCTATACATAGACTTTAACACAGGTGTATAAAAAAAGTAAACTGTTTGCAAATAAACAACATAGAAGGTAAACTTTGTGAATGGACACAAAATTAAAACTCACAGACACAGCAATTATTGACCTTTTGGGTGGCACGGCAAAGGTAGCTAGAATGTGCAAAGTAGACCCAGCAGCAGTTTCTAATTGGCGTATTCGAGGAATACCGGCTGACAAATACATGCTTTTAGGGGCAAGGATTGAAGAAGCTAGTCATGGGCTAGTAACTAGGCAAGACATATTCCCTAAGAACTTCTATTTAATATGGCCAGAGTTGTTGCCAAAACCCAACGCATTTGGAGCGCAAGAACAAGAATTAGATTAGTTGTATACTAACAATGCAGAGTGAAGTCTGTTTTGAATGTTGTGCCTAGACCCTATAGGGTAGCTTTGAGTGTTTACTAAATGCTGGCATGGCCATTTATTAAGCAACTTCACCTTAGAGCTACCTTATGGGGTTTTTCTATTTCTGCCGCCCGAAACTCCAGGGTGTTGAAAAAGGAGGGGATGGGCTAGAGGCCGATGAATAAACAGCATCGGAGCGAGGGTCGACACCTGCGATAGCCGTCAAGAACTGGGTTGCGCCAGCTTGAATAGAGTCGTTACTCAATACATCTCGCAACAATACCGCCACTTGTGGCGTTGGTCGTTCTATGGTTAAAATTTATTTAATAAAAATATTTATATTAAAGATGTTGTTAATAAGCAACTAAGGGTTTGTCATTAGTGACAGCACCAAAAAATAGTAAGAAACTGAATTCACTCAATAACGAGTAAACATTTAAGGGGATTTAAATGAAACCAGGAATAAACGCACAAGGTTACGCAACTTATGTTTGGACAACACCTGATAGGTATGAAATTACCCAATCGCAAGTTGATGACATTCGCGATATAGTCAAAAAAGCAACCGGCAAAGATATGTATATAAAAGACATTTTGCGTATGGTTGATATTTTTAAGTCTTTTGAACAAGACGATTTTAAAGTTTAATAACATAGCCCCTAAGGGGGCAATTTTTAAGGGGAAAATTATGAAAGACTTTATTGGTAGTTGTTTATTAGGTTTATTACTTGGCTGTATGTTTGCATACGGAGTTCCCGCCAAAGCACAAAGTTACCCTGTTACTGATGCTAGAGGTTATAACCAAGGCACAGTTCAAATTAACGGCAATACAGCACAGTTTGTAAACCCTATGGGTTATACAACTCAGACTGCTACAATTTACCCTAACCAAGTCGTTATTACGACACCTAATGGTTATACACAAAGCGTTGTTGGTAATGCCGGCTACACAGTACCGCCTAGCCCACCAACACCTAGTAGTCCTCGTGTTTTACAATGAGTTTTACAATTTATACGCATGATGGCATGAAAGAAATTCAATGGTTTTCTACTGTTGATGAACTTTTAAAATCAATGTTGGCTAACCCTTTAAATAGGTATCATAGGAATGTTTGATGAATTCTGGTCTTTATATCCACGAAAAGTTAATAAAGCAGTTGCAAGAAAAGCCTGGGCAAAATTATCCGCAGAGCAACAGCTTATGGCTGCAAAAGCTATTAGCGCACATTGCGAATACTGGAAGTCAAAAGAAACCGAATTAGAGTTTGTACCTCATGCTAGTTCGTGGCTTAACGCTGAAAGATGGGAAGATGAAATTGTTATTGAACCTAAGAAAGAAAAAATTGACAAAAAGTGGATGTTCAGTAATGAAGGTATTGAAGCAAAAGCTAAAGAGCTTGGAGTTTTGGGAACTGGTTATGACTCATACGACAGTCTTAAACGCAAATGTATGAACAAGCTAGGCATGAGTGTGGCGTAAGGTATTTATGTCATTTACGGCATAAAAAAGGGTTGGCTTGGTTTAGGAATTACATTAGTGAAAAAAACTTTAGCCAGGCATTATTAAATGATTTTTACGACCAATGGAAATTGGGTAACAAAGGGGAATGGGGATGTTGGAAAAATACATTGTCGCAGCAACAGGGCTTGGGTATTTAATAGTGGGCCTTGCCCAATATTTTAAAGGTTCAACACCTAACGCATTTATATGGTTGGGTTATGCTGCAGCACAAATTGGCCTTTGGATGAACCTCAAATGAACTATTTAAGCGTTTGTTCTGGTATTGAAGCTGCCACAGTAGCGTGGCATCACATGTGCTGGAAGCCAGTAGGGTTTAGTGAAATTGAGAAGTTTCCTAGCCAAGTGCTTGCACACCATTACCCACAAGTTACCAATTTTGGTGACATGACTAAATATAAAGAATGGAAATTAAATGACTCAATCGGACTTTTGGTCGGAGGAACTCCCTGTCAATCATTTAGCGTTGCAGGCTTACGCAAAGGGCTTGACGACCCAAGAGGTAACCTTGCTCTCACCTATGTTGGAATTCTTGATAAGTTTAGACCCAAGTGGTGCGTATGGGAAAATGTGCCAGGTGTCCTCAGTAGCGGTGGAGGACGGGACTTTGGTGCCTTCCTTGGGGCGTTGGGCGAACTCGGCTATGGGTGGGCCTATAGGGTGCTTGACGCTCAAAACTTCGGAGTCGCACAAAGACGCAGAAGAGTGTTTGTTGTCGGATGTCTTGGAGGTTGGGAATCTGCCGCAAAAGTATTATTTGAGTCCGAAAGCCTGTCAGGGGATATTAAGAAGAGCGAAACAAAGAAGCAAGAAACTTCCAAATATGCTGGAAGAGGCATTGCAACAATCAGCCCAACGATTGGATGTGAACTTGCAAAACAAGTAAATAATCAAATGGTTAAAAATGCTGAAGCGTTTTATATTCCCGAGCCAATAACTTATTCAATGCAAGGCAATTTAATTGGGCGCAATGCTGGTGGCCCACAAGGTATTGGCGTTTCTGACAGCAATACTATGTATACACTTACAAAAACTGATGTTCATGCAGTTGCTTGTATAGGTGGCCAACACCCAAATGCAGCTATTGGCGAGGAAGTTTGTCCAACACTTACAAATGCTATGGGCGCTGGCGGTGGTCATATTCCTATAATTGGAAACATGGCAGTACGCAGACTTACAGAAGTAGAGTGTGAAAGATTGCAAGGCTTTCCAGATAACTACACTAACATTAAAGAAAACTGCCCTAGCGGTGCTAGGTATAAAGCATTAGGTAATTCTATGGCTGTTCCAGTAATGCGTTGGATTGGAGAAAGGATTAACAACTATGAAAGACTATGACCCAAATGACGCTATTGACTTCATATTCAAGACCGCACCGCTATATGCGAAAGCAAAGGGTGAATTGGCACAACTTGAAGCGTTTAAGAGTTCTCTTAAGGCGATTAAAATGGCACAAACAGACGAACAGAGTCTGGGCGCTCAAGAACGAGAGGCTTATAGAAGTCAAGACTACCAAGATTTATGCAAAGCTATTGGCGCAGCTACGGAACAAGCAGAAGCGTTTAGATGGCAATTAGAAGCAGCTAAGATGCGTTTTGAAGCATGGCGCAGCCAAGAAGCTAGTAACAGAAACATTGAAAGACTAACCAAATGACAGATTACTCTGAAAACTACCTTAAAATTCAACGACTTTTAAAGTCTTACCATAATGCAACACTAAAATGGGACTACGAAAAAGCTACTAAGATTGCCCATGAATTAGCTGATGAAACCATTAGACTTGAAATAGCAAGCGTTAAAGCATTAAAAGACAAATGGATTAACGGATGAAGTTAATGCGCAATATGTGGGCAACACACACCGACTACGGTGATTTCAAAGGTCTGATTGAGTCAAATCCTGCATTCTTGCCAAGTAATGTAGATGGCATAGCAGAGCGCAATGGTTACTTTCTTATTCTTGAATGGAAACGCCCAGGCGAAAAAATGAGTGAGGGCCAAAAGCGTATGTTACAAGCCCTAGCTGCCAACCCTAAGTTTATGGTTGTTGTTATCATAGGCGATACAGACAACGGCACTAACATACAAGAATTTTGGCAATACACCGCAGACGGAAAGCCATTTAAAGCTGGCGTAGGCTTTGGGTCATTTAAGGAGTTTTATAAACTCTGGTATGAGTATGCAAATGGTAACCAAAAATGAGTTATTTAATTGAAGAACAACAAACAGGATTAGTTGATGGATATTATTTTAATAAAAATTCAGCAAAAGCTGCTTTAAATTATTTTAAAAAAGAATTTCCAAAATTAAATTTTATTTTGTCAGAAACAAAGCAAACAAGAGAGTTGCATGATAGTGAAATGATTAATTGCTCTAATTGGTGGATTTACAGAAATGCAGGAAAATGACAAAAAATGAAAAGAACTATATGGCGAGAGTTGCCCGACTCGGTTGTATATTGTGCAGTTCCGTGCTTGGGTATGAAGGTAGCCCTGCCGAGTTACACCACATTAGACGGGCTGGTGTCCGTGCTACAAGCCCCATTATCCCCCTCTGCCCTGAACATCACCGAGGAAACAATGGTATTCACGGAATGGGTCGAAAGGCTTTTGAAAGAAAATTCGGCACAACCGAGGAAGCGTTACTACAGAAAGTCAAAGAGAGCTTGGAATGAATGACATATTATTAGCTTTTGGTGTGCTAGTTATATTGCTACCTATAATAGCG